CGTATAGGCAGTAGCCAAAGCAGGCACAACAGCAGACTCGGCGGCGCATCCGCCACCAGACGTTTCACCATTCCACGAAGAACGATAACCGCCAGAAGAACCGCCACCAGACGCAGAAAAGTTATTAGTAAAGTCGTTGCCGCCGCCACCGCCGCCACCAATAACCAAATAACTGACGGTCGCTGGTAAAACAAATCCTGCCTGACCAGCAACACCAGCAATAGTAGACAAACGCATATCAGGCGCTCAGATCGCCAACCGCCACCCACACATCAGTGGCACGCTTGATCAACGTCGCCGCACACCACTGAGCCGACAACTTTAGATTGCCGTCCTTAGAGTTCACAGTCACACCAGCACCAGCCGCCAACGTCGTCTGACCAGCACCAGTCTGAAGAACCAGAATCTGTGAACCGACGGGGAGAGCAACTGACGAGTTCGGGGGGACGGTCAACGTGTTTGCCGAGGCGTTATTCATCTCCACCAACTTACCGCCGTCGGCAAGAACCAGCGTGTAGGTGGTTCCAGTCTGTTCGTTCTGCTGAAGTTCGTTGATGTTCGTGACATCAGTCTGAAGATTTGTAGTAGCCGTCTCTAGAGCGTCAGTACGAAAGTCTAAAGAACTAGTTACGGCAGACCCATCAACTCCGACCTTAGCCTGAAGAGCCTCAATAGCATCGTTGGCGTCAGTGTGCTGCCCAGCGTGGCTGGGGGACGACATCGAATCCGTACCGGACGGATTAGTGAGCGCGTCTAAACTTGTGGGGAAATTAGTTGCCATTATCGTGATTCCTTATGTAGGTGTTGGTTGGCTGGGGGCGGACCCCCAGCCAACCACTATGACCTGACAGTGTGGGATCAGTCAAGCGTCAGGGTGAGGCTGGTGATCTGGAAGGTGTCACCAGCCGTGACCGACGCCGACGACGAGAGAGCGCCGTACCACAGGGCGTTGCCCGCAGTCGAAGCGTCCCACGCCGACCAGTGCGTGTAGGTCTCGGTCGTGGACACGTTGGTCCACGTAACAGCAGCCGAGGAGACGATGGAACCGCTGGAAGCCGCGTTGAAGGCAACCGACTGACGGCTGTTCTCCGTGGCTCCGTTGCTGGTGCCGTCCTCGCCCGGGTCCCCAGTGTGCAACTGGAGGTAGACACCCGAGGGGGCCGTGAAGGAAGTAGTGCCGGTAACGTGGTCCAGCAACTTGTCCTCTGCGTAGTTGGAAATAGACATGCTAAGTCTCCTTAGTCTTGAGTTAGTTCGATTTGGACTGTCAGGTCCGATCCTGCAAAGGACGATCCCACTTGGTCAATGCTGACCGTGAGGTAATCCCCTGTGTTGAGTGTAGCAGTGTCCGCAGTGCTGGAGAGGTCGAAATACGACCCATCTGGAATAGTTGGCCTGCCACTTGGGCTGTCAAAGATTGTGGTCCCATTTTTGTAAATGTTGACTATGACATCCGCCCCTGTAGGAGCAGTTCCTACCGAGACGGCTATCCCTGTGATTGTACCATCGAAGGTACTGTAGTAACGCGGTTTAGCAGTTACTACGTACAACTCACCGGTAAAGGTAAGAGTCTGCGTGAAGACACTTCTACCGTCTTCACCCTTGGCCCCTTGAGGTCCCGGGGCCGCGATCTGAACACTGTTAGAGGTCTCCTGAACGAACAGGTTAGTGGGAGTCTCTTGAATAGAAACAGTGTTGTAGTTCATCGTGTCATCTCCGACCGGACTACGAAATAGCCCATGATAAGACGGGTGACTTCTCCGAGGCTAGAGATCAACTCCAGATCGTACTGAAGTTTCTCTGCCGGTAAGGCGGCAGTCTCTGTGTCGGACAAAGAGATGGTAATGGTTCCTGCGGCACCACCTAGCGTGATGTTGCCGCTCTCAGTCGTGAGCGTCTCAACGACATCCTGAGATGTCGTCCTACGACGAATCTTCATGCGAGCGGTGTATCCAGCCAAGTCAATGGCAGTACCGTCGGGGTTAGTCCAAGTAAGGACGCGCTCAAAGGTCGCACCTTGATCAGCGGTGAACCCGTATGTAACGGCTAACGAAGTCACTACATATCTCCTCTACGAACTGGAAAGGGCGGGGGCGTGTGCCCCCGCCCTTCTAGCCAGTACTTACTTGGCGGGGTTATCAGGCGATGGCCCCACCGAGGGTGTTGAGGATGACGCGGGACTCGTGCGTGATCATGCCGAAGCCCCAGATGGCGTACCACGCCAACCCGTGCTCACGACCGAAGTCGATCACACCACCGTCTCGCAACTCAACCGGGAGCGAGATGGCGTGGCCGAAGGCGTTGTCACCGATCATGATGGCGGCGTACGACTCGTCAGCGACATCGCCGTCACCAGCGTCCGGCAGGCCAGCAGCGATGGCGCTGGTGTCCAGACCCTTGGCAACCTGCGTGGTCTCAATGAAGACAACGTCGTAGATACGCCCGATCTCACCGAGCATGAAGTTGCCGGGGGCGGCGTACTTCGTGACCTCGATGAACTCCGGCCAGTCACGGAGCGCACGGCTCTGCGACGGGTGAACGAAGCACACGTAGGTGTCGCCCAGACGCGGGATGTTCTGGCCAGCGAGGACCTCAACGGCATCCTTGACGGTCGCCGGGGACATGTAGCCCGGGGCCGACGCGGAACCGACGGTGCCCGGGTCGTACGGCGAAATCTGCGTACGGCTGGAACCGGTGGTGCGTCCGAAGACGGCGTTGGGAGCAACAGCGGCCCCACCACCGAACGGGATAGCGTTCTGGTAGAGGGTGTTGCGGGCCTGCGTGTCCATGGACTGAGCCATGTGACGACCGAGGAGGCGCGAGGCCGAGGCCATCACGTCATCGAACGAGGCGTTGAGAAGGAGTTCGGTGACGGCGACAGCCTTACCGTGCTCCTTGACGGTGATCTGGATCTGCGAGGCCGAGAGGGCGACCGGCTCCATACGAACACCCTCAGTCAACTCCGACCCAGTCTGGTCGACGCTGAGGTTGTTGTAACGCATGAAGTTGATCGTCAGACCGGGCTGAACGCCCAACTCCGTCTTCTTGACGGCGAACTGCTCAAAGCGAAGCACCGGCATCGCTTGGAACAGGATCTCCTTCGACCAGATCTGCTGAATGGCGGGCGAAAGGGTGGCGTCTGACGAATAGCCGGTCGTAGTGACCGCTGACAGATCGGCACCAGTAATCGCTCCACCGGTAGGTGCGGGAAGGGCCATGGTATTTATCCTCCGTAGGATACGTTGTTACTAATATGGGTTAGCGACCTCTAAACGAGGCTTGTGCCAAGAGCCGGTCCCTGATCTGTGCATACTGATCCATCGACATGTTGGCAATGTCTGCCGAGGTCAATGTCTGCTGCTCCGTCATATTCTCCAATGGCCCAATTGGGGTTGATCCCGTCGCCGGGACTCCCCTCAGACGCTGCTGCTGTTGCGGCATAGCCTGTTGGATGTTCTCCACAATAGCAGATGTACGAGCAACAACTGCCGAAATTGCGCTTTCAATTTCATCTTCTGAATTTCCCTTAATGAAGTCCAGAAGTTCCGGCATAATGTTGTCTTGCTCTTCTGCAATGCGGCGTGACTTGTACGACTCAAGTTCTTGGTAGCGACGCTCCTGATCTAGGACCGCCTTCTGAGCCTCAGCCTCCTGCTGGAGTGCGTTGAACTTCTCTTCCCACTCCATTTGGGCTGTGTTAATGCGCTGCTGGAACTCATCTTCTTTCTTAGACAGAAGTTCCTTAGCAGACATTTCCTCCTCTTCACGGAGGCGACGCTCTTCTGCTTCCTTAGCAGCGGCTTCCTCAGCGAGGCGCTTTTGCTCTTCGCGCTCGTGATTGAAGATCTCAACCTGCTCTTGCAACTTGTTGATCTTGTCGTACAACTTGTCCTTTTCCTGACGACGGATCGCTTCCACTTCGTCCTCGGAGAACATCCGAGCGTTCTTGCTTCGCTGCGTCTCCTGAACAGGGGCCGAGGCCTCCTGCTCAACAGGAGCCGTCACAGGGTTATCAATGGTGACAGAGTCACCGGTTTCATTAACTGCCATTGTTAATACCTCACGTTGTCGTGCTGATATGTCTGAAATAGATTCCCGTTAGTCAGTCCGTGTCAGGCACACGTCGTTGAGCCAAGTTGGCTCCGTATGCCCGCTGCGCCAATTGATTAACTATGTCACCGGAGGGGTTAACCCCCGGCATAACTCCCGATCCCTCTTGTGCGGAACCGGCAGATGTTACGTCAGAGCCGCCTGCACTCTTTGTCTCTGAGGCAGGCTGCGCTCCGTCAGGTGTAACCATACCAGTAATTGCCATCACCGATGCGGCTATCTGAGCATTAATTAGTTCAAGAGCACCTTGGTCCATCGCGTCGTCACGCAACTCTTCGGAGACCTCGGCCATCTTCTCGTTGGGGAACTCTTCGCCAAGGGCGCGGAGAGCACCACGCTTAGACTCCAGACCCATCGCCATCTTCGCCTGCAACTCGTTGAGTTTGATCAACTGGTCAACGGGGAGCGGGTCCGGCCAGTGGATGGAGGTGCGGTACGTATT